ACGAGACAGGTAGGGATCGAACCTACGACCGACTGCTTAGAAGGCAGTTGCTCTATCCGCTGAGCTACTGTCCCGTGAGATTAAACAGGGACACGTACTATTGGATCGCCTTCCCACATAGTCTTCTTAACTTTGTCAACTTTGCCTCGTATGTTAAACGAAACGATGGTGCGTGGTTTATCAGACTCATTGGGCAGTGCCTCATGTGCTACCGTTGCTGGAAAAATAACCATGTCTCCCTCCTTTACTGGTGGAATGAAGGTCTGTAACCTACCACTCCACGGGTTATTAAAGGGTGACACGAATTGTGTCGCTTGATGGTGCTGTGGATCGAAGTCCACATAGATTACTGCTGACCATCCACTGTGTCCATGATTGTGGAGACCGTGCTTCTGACCTTTGTATGATGTTTGACACCACATGTCAGTAAACTCGATGCGTCTACGCTCAGTAAACTCAGCAAGATATGGTTCGATGATAGCAATCACCGTGTCAGCATAAGCAGGCAGCAACTCCTCATCCTGGTGGAAGAAGTCAGTATACTGCTCGCCGTTTGATTCAAAATGCTCTTCTCGAAACACAGGCAGAGCACTCATGATTCTCTCTTTATTCGTCCTCCAATTCTCAATTTCATAATGTGCAATGGGGATAGAAAATAAAGAATGAATCATTTAATTGCTTCAGATTGTTGACGGATCTTCTCTGCAAGTGCTTCGCCTTCCAGATAGTCTCCTGCCGCTAGTGCTTCATGGAGTTGGTCCACTAGGAATTCAATCGTATAGTTGATCTCATCAATCTCCTCAAGAAATTGATTGTCCATTGGTGGTCTCCTCTCCTGTGCTTGTTAAGTATATATGTGCTGAGGGTCACTTGTCAACCCCAAAGTGTTTGATAAACCACTCAGCGTCCACTACGACAAGTGGTTGCTTCCGATTCTTCTTCATGAAAAGGATCGGTTGGTGGTCTCCTGCGTTAGCACATGCTTGCTCGTAAGCATCATAAACATTGAGTCTCTCCACATTCTTGCACTCGATGCTGAAGGGAAACTTTGACCTGGCATCCCGTGCCATGATCAGATCCTCCCCACCAGCACCCATGCTGCGAGACTCTATGTCCTCAGGGTGTACATCTCTATGCTCAATGAGCATATCCCTGACCCACTTCTGGAAGTTTCTACCCTTCGCTTTCGCACTCTGTGGTTTCATCTTTGCCTTGCTTATTGAATCCGAAGGGTCCTTCTTTCTCTTCCATCTTGAGTCTCAAGGCAACTGTGCCAATAGACTCAAGCACTTTTAGAATGTCTTCTGCTCTGGCATCCTCGCCAAGTTCCTTGGCAACATACCAATACTTAGGCCAGAATGTTTCTCCTGCCTTTTCGTAATCTTCAACAGTTAGTAGTTTCATTAGTCAGCGTATCCATCATCGTCATCATCAAAACGGTAACCAAACTTGTGGTCTGCCTCCCGCTGTAGATATTTATCAGGGTCCTCTTTGATAGCATCTTCCAAGGACTGTGCCAACAACTTGAGGTTGTGGGCAATCATTTTTACTTTCTCGTAATTCATAGTGTAAAGATAATAAAAAAGGAAGAGGGTTACCTCTTCCTATTATATAGAGGCTCTACTTTCAGCAGATTCTCAAAGTATTCAGTTAAATGGATACGGTAGCAGGACCAGTATGCTACCCCTCTGTATTTGAGTTGGTAACATGCTGGTGGTCTGCTGTCTTTGTCCATGTCATCATCATGATAGACATAGTTTTCCATTCTACCCCCGATGAAGGAGGAGAATCTCTCCGTAAATCATAGAAATGACCGCAACACATGCAAGGGACGTGAGTCCGACTACTTGTAGAGCTTCCATTTCACTTGCTGTAGGTGTGACCTCTGTAGCAGAAAGTGCCGTGAGTTTCCTCACCACTCTGCTTGCACTCATACTTGACACCACGGTAGGTAGTCATAGCAATTTGTGCATCGTGAAGAGCAGATGCTTTTTGGATCTGCTTCTTGATGATAGTAAGTGTGTTCATTTGTTTTCTCCTGAAGTGGGTAATTAACCTTCTCAGCTTTCGCTGGATCCGTTTCCCCGTTCCTTCAGTCGTTTGCGCCCCAGTAGCACTCTGGTACAGCTTCCTTTACGGTCTCTACCAGCTCGAGTTTAACCTCTGCTTCCATGTGCTCATGCTGTTGGATCCGAAGGACCAAAGCATCAGCATCTGGACATGCCATTGATGAATACAGTAGTAATTCAAACATGGGGTGAACGCTCCGTTCCGCGACTTACTTGCGTCCATTGGGATATAGAGTCCCGTTGGATGAACGTATTGTCATACTAGCATGACATTACTATTTATGCAACACGAATGTATCACATGTTACCGTTTTCTGCCTTTTCTAATAGGCTTGGTATTCTTTAAGTCCTTCTTCAGTTTCTTCAAGAAGGATAAGTGGTCCCTTATACCATGACTCAGGGTTTTCGGACAACCAGTCACCCTCGTATCTTCTGAATAAAGAGACCTCGCTTGTCTCTTCCACTTTTTTCTTGCCATATAGTGATTTAAGTTTAGAGCTTAAACCCGCTAAAAGTTTCAGCACTGACATCTTGCTTGATTCCTCCGACGACATAGGACTCAATCTCAGTTTCCTGAGGGGCATTTTGTTGACCCTTGCTATTTAGCCAGTGCTCTGTCCAGGGCAGTGGATTATTCTTAGCAGGGATGTCGAAGGCAGGTGCCAGTCCGATCGCTTTCATGCGACGGTTTGCAACCCATTCAACGTATTGAGAAAGCAGACGCTCGTTAAGACCGATCATGCTACCATTCTCAAACAAATACTTTGCCCATTCTTTTTCTTGGGCTACTGCGTCGAGAAACATCTGACGCACAGTTTCTTTTTCTTCTTCTGCAATCTCTTGCATCTCAGGATCGTCACCCTTCTGCCACTTATAAAGGATCTTCTGAGTCAATGCCAGATGCTGTGACTCATCACGGGCGATGAGGGAAATGATCTTTGCGGACCCCTCCATGAGTTTGAGCTCGCCAAAAGCAAAGCTGCAAGCAAAAGAAACATAGAAGCGAATTCCTTCCAGGATATTGACATTAGCAATCGCCAGGTAGAGTTTACGTTTTACGTCACGCATTGTCCAGGCAGATGTGGGGGAGTCTTTCCAGTCTCCCTTCCACAGGTTGCCGTTTGCCCACTCAGTTGCTGCTTCAATGAATTCATTGTATGCCTTACACACAGACTTGGCACGGTCCAGGATCTTATCGTTGTCTAGTACCGCGTCGAAGACCTCTGAGGGATCTGCGTATACGTTTTTGATGATATGGGTATAGGAGCGGGAGTGAATCTGCTCCATGAATTCCCAGACTCCCATGCATCCTTCCAATTCTGGAAGAGAGCAGTAAGGAGAGAATGCCATACCAGGACCACGCCCTTGCACAGAGTCCAAAAGGATCTGATACTTGAGGTTACTGGTGTAGATGTGTTTCTGTTGTTCATTAAGTGTTTTGTAATCTGCACGGTCCTTCTGCAATGATACCTCTTCAGGTCTCCAGAAGTAACCGAGTTGTGTCTGAGTTAGTTTATCAAAGTCAGGATACTTATACTCATCGTATCTTTGCATCCCCAGTGGTTGTCCAAAAAACATTGGTTGCTTCTTGGTATCTACCTTGCGATCATTGAAAACTGTCAGTCCCATTGTGGCTCCCTTGGATTCTTGCATGTACCGTAGTTGTAAATATAATTTAGAAAAGCGTTGATCCTTGGTGCGACATCCAAGGAGTAGCAGCAGTCAATGTAGGACTCAAAGTCTTCCTGTAAGTCCTTGCTGAGTGTGATAGTAACTTCTTTAGACATTGCAAGCGTCGCACTCAGACTCGTCACTTGCATCGATCTCTGCTAGGAGATCGTCTAGTTTCTTTGCCGTCTCTTCTACATCTGGATCCCTCTTAGAGTCGTAAGTGTTTTGATAATAAGAAGTCTTCCAACCATACTTGTAGGTGAGAAGGAGATCTTGTGCCATGACTGACACGGGGACCTCATTGTTGTCAAATTTCTCTGGGTTGTAGGACCAGTTACCAGAGATGGCTTGGTCAAAGAATTTCTGCATCACAGCAACGATACCAACGTATCCTTGATTGGATGGCATGTCCCAGAGAAGGGTATAGTTATTCTTCAGTGTTGTATATTGTGGGACGATCTGTTTTAGTGGTCCCTTCTTTGATTTCTTAATGGACAGGTAGTCGCGAGGCGGCTCGATTCCATTGGTTGCGTTTGACACAACGGAGCTGCTCTCCGAAGGCATTTGTGCGGACAATGTGCTGTGTCTGAGACCGAATTCGTCGATATCAGTCCGTAAAGAATCCCAATCATAGTTGTATTCTGGTGCTACTAGATCGTCTACGTCCTTCTTATATGTATCGATCGGAAGAATTCCGTCCGAGTACTTGGTGCGATGGAATGCTTCACATGCTCCACGCTCTTGTGCCAGTTTGTTAGATGCCTTCAGCAGATAGTATTGGAATGCTTCAGTCAACTCATGGACCAGTTTCAATGCACCTTTGTCATCATAGTGCTCTCCATGCTTGGCAAGGTAATGTGCCAGACCGATGAATCCAATGCCCAAGGAGCGCCTTGCAAGGGTGCTACGGCGTGCTGCAGCGACAGGATACTCTTGGTAATCAATCAACTCTTCCAGACCTCTAACCGAAAGGTCACAAAGATTCTCCATCTCTTCAAGATTTTTAATCTTGCCCACGTTAACGGCAGACAGAATACACAGCGCAATCTCTCCTGCGTCATCATCAATATGGGTGATAGGATCCGTAGGCAGGGTGATCTCCTGACACAGGTTAGACATATTCACCTTGTCCTTGAAGGACGAGTGAGTATTACAGTGGTCGATATTCATGATGTAAATACGACCAGTCTCTGCTCTCTCCTTCAGTAGGTCAAGGAAGAGTTGCTGGGCAGGGACGGTGCTTCTAGGGATTGACTTATCCGATTCGTAACTACAATACAGATCGTCAAACTCATCAGTGCCGAAAGCGTCATACAACCCAGGGACATCATGAGGACTGAAAAGCGAAACCTCTCCATTTCCGATGAATCTTTCATAAAATAGTTTGCTAATTTGGACAGAATAGTCAAGTTTCCTTACCCTGTTATCTTCAGTGCCCTTGTTATTCTTAAGGACAATGATATCTTCTATTTCTTTGTGCCAGATTGGGAAGTGGACTGTTGCACTTCCACCTCTAACGCCGTTTTGCGTACAGCATCTGACAGTTGACTCAAACTTTTTGAGAAATGGTACAACACCTGTATGCTGTACTTCACCCCCTCTGATCTTACTGTTGATGCCACGGATCCTCCCCGCGTTAATGCCGATTCCAGCACGCTGTGCAACGTAGTAACCAATAGCCATGTCGCTACTAAAGATGCTATCGAGGGTGTCATCAGCATCAACAAGAACACAGCTCGCAAATTGTCGAAGCGGAGTTCGCACCCCTGCCATGATAGGTGTGGGAATGTTGATTCGGTGCTTCGAGATTGCGTCGTAGTATCGTCTGACATAATCGAGTCGAGTCTCTGATGGATATTTTTGGAAGAGCGTCGCTGCGATCATGATGTACATCTGTTGTGGTGTCTCATACACCTCACCAGACGAGCGATCCTGCACGAGGTATTTATCTACTACCTGCCGCAAACCAGCATATGTAAACAAATAGTCACGGTCATGATCAATAAATGATTCGATCTGATCCCACTCATCATCAGAGTATGCTTTGAGAATGGTCTTGTCATACACACCACGCTCAACACAGTCCCACACATGCTCTTGAATGTGTGGACGTAGGTCTGGGTGACCATTATACACCTGCTTACGAAGACCAAACAACAGCAGACGTGCTGCTACAAACTGATAGTTTGGTGCTTCCAATGTAATCAGGTCATTGGCAGAGCGAATAAGAATTTCTTGAATGTCACTGGTCTTGATACCATCGAAGACTTGGAGATTGGCATTCATTTCTACTGCCGACTCAGACACACCTGCAAGACCTCTGCAAGCGTGCTCTACCATCTCATGAATTTTACTAAGGTGGAGATCCTCCACCATACCGTTGCGCTTGACAACTGTAATGTCGCTCATACCTTTTTCCAATCTGTTAGTTTTACCTTTGCTGTTAATCCCGAAAAGGTGTTGTCTTTTATTATAGCAGAAGGGTCAAGTCCTGCCAACACCATGTCATTGATATCCTTTTCCTTTAATCCTTTTGGCCAGATAACCACCTGCTCCTGGCTTCTGATGGCAGCGTCAATCCGTGACACGATTTGTTTATTGCGGGGCTCGTTGTCGAATACCCAGACCCTATTCTTATAAGGAATAGAGCGGTGGTCAACATCGCTACCACACATAGCAACAGCTTGTCTAATGAAAGTACTGTCGAATGGTCCTTCTGTGACATAAACGGTTTCCTCAGGGTTTACATGATCTTGTCCGAATAGTTTGAGTCTATCCTCAAACATTACTGTGATGTATCGTAGCGTAGAAGTTGCTGCCAGAGAGCGACCCTGGATTCCAAACCACACACCGTCCTCACCAATGAGAGGGATAATAATTCTAGGTCTGTCATTCTGTAGATTTTCAAACGTGGGACGTTGTGTGTTGACCCACCTCTTAAACTTATCAACGTAGAAGAATCTACCTAGTTGATCTTCAGGTATCTTCCTTTTGAGAAGATATTCTTTTGCGGGGTGTCCTGTATTTAGCTCTGAAATAGGTGTGCAATCTGTTACCTTCTTGGCAAACTTTGGTGTTGCACCTTTGTATTCTGGTGAGGGTGTATGCCTCCCTTTACCTGTCATCCCCTGCTTATATTTCTCCATGACATACTGGTCATGCAGATCCACAGCATTGTCCTTTAGAAAATTAGACAGCGATCTACCTATGCCACAGTTGTGACACTTGTAGATGTATTCAGTCTTCTTCAGAAAAAAATACCCCCGTGCCTTATTCTTATGCTTCTGTGAATCACCACAGTAGGGGCAGCGGAAGTTATAGAGACCTGATTTGACGTGCTTATACTTGTCTAGCCTAGTGCTGAGAAGTCGGATGTATTTGTCGTCAACGTAGTCCATTCATGAGTATCCGTTGAGACCATGCTAACAGATTGGACAGCAGGTGTCAATGAATTGATGAGTGGTGGGAGCACTTGTAGGACTGTCACCATAGTTGCAAGGACAGCACCAGCACCCACTACAAACTTAGCATTCTGATCTACTTTCTTTGTAAGAGTGGTGATCCTTTCATGAAGGACTTCCCTGTCCCTCACATGAGTTTCTTTCATCTCCTCCATCATCTTAATGATGAGGGCATCCGTGCGCTCACTCTCGTCCAGACGATTCTCGTGACGCTCCAAGATGATAGCAATCTTGTTGCTATTTTCTGAGATAGTGCCTACAGCCCTCTCAAGTTTATCGAGCATCTCCTTACTGAGATCCTCATAGATGGATAGTTTTGATTCCAAGACGGCAAGTTTGCCGAAACCGAATGCCATTACTCTGCCCTAAGTGCTGCTTGTCTTTTCTTCCAATAGAATTGGATAACATCATTAGGGTACAGACGTTTGACTGCAAGTTTCTTAAAGTTTTCGGGGCGATAGATCTTACGAAGCTCTATCTTTAGTTGTGCTTCAGACTTACTATACAATACATACTGCTCTGATCCATCATATGAAATGAGGAATGGCAGGTATGATGTGTCTTTCTGTGCTCCCTCAGTAGCAAGCATTTCTTTCTGAGAGATTGTGTAACGACGACGCTTCCTAGGCTTACGCTTCGACCCTCCTAGGAGGGGATCGTAACCAGCATTAGGACCAGTAGCATCGGCTGAGCCAGTCATGCCACCGTTTCCTACACTCATTGTTGGTGCGTCTTCATTCACAGGTCTTCTAGCAATTCTTTTACGTCGTTATCAATATCAACAATGTCAAGAGATCCTGCAGAAACCTGAGGATATCTATTCAAGTATAAGAGAAAGGTCTTAATGATAGACCAGTATTCTCTCTCTAGTTTGTACATGAGAAGTGGGATGGTCCCGTCGCCAAATACATTAAACAAGATGATCAGATGATTTAGTATCAAATTGACACGGAGGACACCAGTCTTCAAATACCTCTTGAGTAGTCTCTTAAGGTATTTGAATTTCTTCATGTCCTCCATAAAATCATCAACGGTAACCGACTGGGGGTTATCGTAATGCTGAATAGCAAACATCAAATAGTTTTTCTCATTAAGTAAATCAAAATGCATTCCGAAAGAGTGTCAGTTATCAGGTTCCGAAGGTCAGCGTTGCAGCATCAGAGACGACTTCTTCAGCACCTTTGCTGGTGTTGATCTTCACTCTATACTTATCACCGTCTTCAGCAGCGGTTTGACCAGTCAGTGCGAGAGATGCACTGGTTGCGCCAGACACGTTTGCATAACGGGTGCTGCCAGATGCTTTCTTCTGCCACTGATAGGTGATAGTGCCAGACTGATCAACGGTTGCAGCAACAGTGAAGGTTGCAGCGCCACTAGAAGTGGTTGCGTCAGCAGGTTGAGTGCCGATTGTGATTGTCTCAAGCACGTCTGCCACCACAGTATCGTCAGCGTCGTCACCAGCAGCGGCGGCGGTAGCATGGACGAATGCGATGCACTCAGCCTTGTGGCGGGTGTCACCTGCAGCGGTCTGGTAGGTCTCATAGAGCCACCAACCAGGACCCCAGATGCCACGAGCCTTGTTAGCAGCGACTGCTTGCTCAGTGTCATCAACGAATACGAGCTCACGGGAGCGAGAGTCGCCACCCTTGACTACGAATTCTGCAACTGCTTTAGGGGCAGTCCTGCGGACAGCACCAGACAGAGCAGCAGCGGTGCTACCTGCATATGCCTTGTGCAACTCGATTGAGGTTGTGCTTGTAACTTCCTTAACGATATAGGGGACGCTAGAAAGCTCGATGATGTCGCCCACGACGACGGTATCTGCTGCATTCTTCGTAACAGTGGCGTCACCATTGGTGACCGCTACGTTATTTGAGAAGGTTGCGGCATCAATTTTTCCAAAAATTGCCATTGTACTCCGTGTAGAAGATGTTCCTATAAGTTATTTATAGCTATTCTTCTTTCTGAAACAGGAGTGATTCAACTACGTCAACTGCTTTGTCGTCCAGTTTGTTGTCCGTTGTAGCAGCCAGCGAACGCAAAACCTCTACCAGATAACGACGCACTTCGTCTCTCTGGATAAGGTTACCGATTGTCTTCTTTGCTAGGGGTAGAAGGAGTGCCCACATAGATCTTTCCTCAAAGGGGTCTGATCTATATATGCGATCACTGTCTAGCTTCCCTCTTCTTGTCGAAATCGATCGTAGCTTGCATCATCTTTGCCTTCATACGATCCTTAGCAGCTTTCTTAGCAGCATCGTCTGCAACGTTGTCTGTCTTAGATGCAGAGGAATCACACTTCTGCTCCTTAACATCTTCGCCAGGCTCATACCACTTGCCATCGCCGTCAGAGTCTTGCCAACGCTTACCTGCCTTGGCGGCTTTGATGTGCTTGTCTTTTTTCTTAGCAGCCTCCTTGAGCGATTCAACGTTACTCAAGATTCTACTTCTTAGATTTTCGGACATAAGATCCTCTTTCTTTGGATTGATGGTGACATTACCTTTTTTGGTTGTCTTCAGAGATGATTCTTTGTGACCAACGGGTTTCATTCCATCTCCCCCATCTTTTGCAACTCTGCTTCAGTAAACAGTCCCGAAGCGGACAGTTTATTTATAAACTCTTCGTTGCTCTTTTTGAGATTTGCTTTGCGATAATCAAGATCGGCACGAGTACCCTTATCCATCTTACCTTGGGACTTGGGTTTAGTCTTGCCACCTACATCAGGTTGCATACCAGGGTTTGCTGCCTTGACTCTACGACCATGAGTGTATTCAGCACCACTCATCTTGGAGTCACCAGAAACCATCTTGCCACCTTGGGAGCGGGAGTCAGCATACTGCTTGTCAGTCTGACCATGCCTACCCTTGTAGACTTCATTCATACTCTCTTCTTTTTTGCAATCAGGCACTTCCTTACCACCTTTCATCTTGGTGCCTGTTGCTTTGTATCCGTCCCAGCACTTGCTCTTACCAACATTAGCACGAGCCTGCTTGAGACCTTCAAGCATTTCTTGATGGAGATCGTCGATGTCGATGCCAACCACTTCTTCTTTCTTGGTGACACCTAGGTCAGCAGCATCTCTTGCTGACTTCTCGCCTTTCTTACCGACGACAATGTAACGACCGTCTGCCTTCTTACCAGTGATGAGCATAGAATCACCACCAGCGTTGACAACCCGACCAACATTTCGGTCATCTTTGTACTCTGCCTTCTTCTTTGCGACAGCGTTACGATCAATTTTGAATCCTGCGTAGCCTTCTACTGTAGGCTCGTAAGCATCGAATGCTTCCATGACCTTCATGACTCCATCGTGGAGTCTCTTGGTATCAGGAAGTTTATCTTCTTCGATTGCCTTGAGGATATATGCCTGCTCGGTAGGATTGTAATCCATCAGTGCCGCAGACACCAGCATTTCTAACGTCATGTTTCTAAACCGAAATGAATTTCGTTAATACTATTTAGTTTCAGCAGTTTTTCTAATGGAAGCGTTAAACTCTGAGAATTTAACTGGCTTCTGACCAGGGGTCATATTCTGCAGTGCTTCACGATAGCGGTCAGTCCCTGCTTTCCAGGTGTTACCACTGCCATCATCGGCACTATAGTTACCTTGATCCTTTGTAGTGTCAGCAGCAACTGCCTGTGTCTCAGCATCAGTCATCTCTGTGATATGCTGCAACCATGCACGGTGCTCACCACCCAGACCATCTTCCATGATGATGTAGTTAGGACCACGGTGGACGATCTTACCAATCATACCACTGTCATCATGCTCTACGATTGCACCAACCTTGTAGATCTGGTTGAGCATGTAGTAGTCACGGAAGGCATCGAAGTCTAGTTTAGGAGCGTATGTCCAGACAGATTCATGGACAGACTCACCCTTCTTACCCTTCTTCGCCTTAGGTGGAGGTGTCATCCCTTGGATAACATCTGCCATCAGTTTCTTAGAGTCCTTGTATCCACCAGTCCCAATATGGAATGAGTCGTGATCTCCTCCTTGGGCATGTTTCCGCATTGCTGAGGCGGACAGATTCTCAATAGGATCATCACTGTCAGTAGCACGAGCACCTGCAGACTTAATGTTAATAGATTTGAAGTCATAGTGAAGACCATTGTACTTGTTTGCAAGGGTCTCAAACTCCTTCACACGATCATCACCGACGACCATGGTGACATGCTCATGACCTTCATCATGCAAGTCGCGAAGGATGTCAAAGATATTTCTATGCGCTTCGTTGTTTTGGATAGCATCCTTGTGCCCCTTAAACATCTTACGCATGTGGTCCACCTTCTGCTGTGCAGTCAGCGGATTCTTCTTGTGATCTTGGGACCGTGATGGATAGATACGGTAATTGCCTGAGTCGCCGCCGTGCGCTTTGACTGCATCCAGGAGTTTACCATGACCAGCGTGAGGAGGGTTAAACCTCCCAAAAGTAATTGCGACATGCTTGTCCTCTAATTTTTTGTCTGCTGCAGACGACCGTCCCTTACTGGATGTGGAAGGTTTCTTAGGCTTCTTTGCTGCCTCTGCTGCCTCCCTGATAAATTGAATAAATCTCATTTGCCCCAATCTTTAGCGACGGTGAAGTTTGCTCGTGAAAACTCTAGACGATCAACAAGTTTGATAGCAGTGCCATCTTTGATTGCAACAAATCCTTCTGGACTTGTGACACGGTATCCTTTCTCGTCTTCCAAGAAAGTACCCACGCCTTCAATCTTCTTGAGTTTATTTATCACTTGCTCTTTTGCAGCGATAAGGTCCTTAAATCCAGTAAATGTGTGGATCATTAAAGACTTATTATTATTTAGGTAAGCGAGAGCGTCAACCTTACGGCGCTTCCATTCTTGCTGTGACTTATCAGTCTTCTTCTTCTTAATCTCGTCATCATATTTCTTGGTCACGAAGTCAATATAACCAGAAGCAATACCTTCTGCAGAGGGGACATTACCACCACGGATAACTTGGTTGAAGTAGATCTTGAAGAGAGCAGGAGGAGCAAAGGACTGTGGTCCTGGTGCTCTCTGGATCTGATCTAAGAATTTCTTACCCTTAGAAAGACTACGTTGTGCCTTCTGAATAGTACTATTAAGTCTAGTGATCTCACCTGGGTTAAGGTTTGCCATGCCATTGACATTCTGGAAGGTGGAAGAGAAGACTGCAACGTCTTTTACACCCTGCATACCAGACACATCAACACCAAAACCAGCACTCATCTCACCGATCGTGGATCCTCTGTATGAGGTGTGGAATACAATACCGAGTTTGCTTGCAGCAACCTTCTGTCCCAACTCAGAATGCTTTGGAATCACATAGGTGATAGTGTTAGGTTTGAAGTGGTAGCAAGGACGACCACGCATTGCAATGACTGTAGGTTTCTTAGTGTAAAGCAAGTCACCTTGGATCACTCCTTGAATAGGGAGTTTGCTGAGTTGATCGAGACACGCTTTGAGAATGCCATTGAGGGCACCATCATAATGAAAGTCAATGTCAGCATGGGAGTAGCAGATCTTAGGGTTAGTCTTGTTAAAGACTGACTTGTTACCCACGAAAAACAATCCTGTCTCAGGATCTGTGCCGCAAATGATTGCAGGAGCACCATCCCACTTGACAGTAACCTTGGTATTGTTACCACCCTTACCTGACGTGAGCATGTCACGCAATGACTCAAGGAAATTGATAGCGTTAGTAGCACCAGCGTATCCTTGATTGAAGATGTCGTCTTCGAGGTGCTCTAGGTGTGTGTTTTTTGCCATGTCTTTATTATACCTCCTCAGCACCACTACGGTTGCTCACCAGTGCCACTGGGTAAATTGCCACACGGGCACCGTTGTATCGTTGCCCATCAATATCAAATCCTCTGCCTGCTCTGTAGGTAGCAGCAAAGGCAGCACGGTATCCTCCCCTAGAGAAGTAGTCCGAGTCACCATTCCATGATACATGATCAGAGAATGTCAGATTGAAACATGCTTCTTCACCACGCTTAGGTGTGAGTTTAGGATTACCCTGTGCAATCATGTTGACATTATCTATACCATACTTGCCGCCATAAGAAGGACCATACACGGATCTATTGATAAGTGTAGTGCTCTTCACATATGAGTAGACAGGATTCTGTAGTTTGTCACCAACAATATAACCTGCAACTTTTCTTAGAAAGTTTTTAGTCTCAGCATCATCATAGATCAACGTAGGGTTGTTGGCACTACCAGACTTAGGGGAGACACCACCATACTGCTGGTAAGCAGCAGGTCCACCTGCCTTCTTGTGAGAGATAAAAATTTGATCCACTTCCTTATCATCATAGATTGCAAAGTCAGCCTTTGCTTCTCTACCTAAAACTTTTTCAGTTATATTTCTCACACCCACGCAATTCTTGAAGTCACCACTGGGTGTACATATTTTAATAGGACCTAGTTGTTTAACTAAGTCCTTAATGAGTTTATCTAGGTCACGGATAGCAGCTTCTTCTGCTGCCATGACATTTGTTTTAGTAGGTTTTCTGATCCTGTTGAGTGCAATATACCCAGTCTTAGATCCAACCTTTACATGTGCTACTTTCAGTTTACCAATGGTATCCTGTTTGTTGCCAGCAAGTTTCAATTCCGTGCCTGATTTTAGCACACCATGAGTATCTTTTTTATTTGACTTAAAGAAAGTAGCATTCATATCAACTTCGACTTTGAGCACGAGGTCTTTCCACATGCTGTTGTTGCCGATGTATTTGTCGAATGCTGACTCTCCAGAAGTGGACTTGCCAGACAGGACCGCCATTGAAAACAGTGACTCTACCTAGTTATTTATTCAGGTGCCTTAGAAGGGACAAAGGGATCGCGATCCCTATTCTTAATTACAATGAAGGCATCCTTATTGTACTTGCGGGTGCCTTTGACAGGTGCCCACTTGGTGCCAGCACCATCAATCTCATAGACTGAGGTGCCACCAATCTCAATATGGACATCATCGTTGGGATCCCACCCAAGTGTTTGCATGGTCTCCCAGAGATCTTCTTGTGTAAACTTCATCAGATATCACCAGGGGCACGGTTTTCACTGTAGTGAGCATCAAACATACCCTCAGGATAACGTGCTGCCAGTTTCAGAGTGTTGATGTAGATGATCTCATCGAGGCGCATGTCCAGTGCCATAGCAGCATTGGCAACATACCACATGATATCACCCAACTCCTTCTGCAGGTGCTCTTTGTTTGCTTGGTCCCAGGGTTTCGCTTGGAATTTAATCTTCTTCACGATCTCCATAAACTCACCACCCTCAGCACAGATACCAGAGGCAGCAGTATCAAGACGCTCAATGTTGCAACCTTGCTGATGCAACTCAGTCAGGCGCTCAATGTAGGACTGGTAGTCCTTACTAGCGTTAGAGGTAACACGGTCAACAAACTTGCAGTAACGATCAAGATCAACTTCAAACTTCTCTTGCTTGCCTGCCTTTGCTTGTGCTTCCTTCTTCTCAGCAACCTTCTTCTTGGTCTTAGGAGCAGCAACTGAAGGGTTGTTGAGCATCTCCTCAGGGGTCTTGGGAGTTTCATCAGCGACTTTTTGAGCACGCTGACGCTCTTCTTCAACCTTCTCTTGTGCCTGACCCGAAATCTTTTCTGTCTCTTTCTCCAACTCGTAGTTGGGCTCGCCTTGGTCTGTAAATTTGTTTGGGTCAGTCATACTTTGAATCCTTCAAATGATTTTTTAGTGTCGGTAAATGCGTCTTCACTGATGTCACCAGCATCAATGATGTTGTCCTGTGCGGACTGATCACAATCATACAATCTCATCTTCGCTCTGTCAATCCCGACAACGAATCGCTTGTATACTGTGGGATCATTGTATCTATTTTTAAGTTGCTTGACCATGATCTGACCAAGCTGCTCCATCTCCTCTGTGGATATAAGCGCGACCATAAGGTCAGCAGTAGCAGGCAGTCCAAAAGACTCGCTAGTGTCAGTAAGCTCCACATCAGAATTACCATAACCACTCCTCGTAGTTTGTGTTGCAGAGACAATGGGGACATTCAACTTGCCAGCGAGTCCTCTCAACTCCTCCGCGATGGACTTAACATATGTATAGGAATTGACGACGGTGCCCTTGTATCGTGAGGATGCACAGATATTCAGGTAGTCAACAAATACAATGTCAGGATGGAATCCTTTCTTGAGTGACAACTCATTCAAGAGTGCCTCAAAGTGACCCACATGAGCAGATGCTGTGGGGTATTCTTTGATGACCAGACGACCTTGGGTCTTCTTCTTGAGAGCATCCACCTTCTTGGTGTATCTCTCCTTGGTGAGCATAGGATCGCTCAGTTGTTGGATCGGGATGTCCAGGAGGTTGGCGTCAATTCGCTCAGCAATTTTTTCCTCTGCCATTTCAAGTGTAATGTAGAGTACGTTGCGCCCCTGTAGGAGTGAGGCACTAGCCATGTGGCACATGAATAGAGACTTGCCGACGCCCGTGCCAGCAAGGGCGATATTGAGAGTCTTGTTAGGCAGACCACCTTTTGTAATTTTGTTGAAATAGTCGATGTCAAAGGGAATCTTCTCCTCTTTTCTGTGGTAAAAGTCGTATCGGTCTGATGCATCAGAGATGTAATCGTGACCTACATGATCATCAAAACAGACGCCCAATGCCTCAGACATGATGCTGGGGATGGCGTCCTTTGTCCTAGTTTTATCCTGACCGTCAGCGATCTTGACTGACTCCATGAGAGCGAGATAAACTGCTCGCTCTTTGCACCACTTCTCAGTGGTCTCCATCAACCAGTCATCGTTGTAGTGATCACGGTCAAGGTTATCCAGGAAGGTTTCAATCTCCCTGTAAACATCCTCGGTGATGTCACGTCGCTTTTCAATCTCAATCTTCAGAGCGTTAGGCTCAGGCGACACATCATACTCACCAATGTATTCCTGAATCGTTTGAAACAGGACACGGTTTGTAAACATGTCGAAGTATTCATCCTTAATGAAAGGCAGGACCTTTCTGCAGTAATCTTCCTGAAGGATAAGTTTACTGAGTGCAATCTCTTCGATCTTGAGGCTCATTGATAATGTAGATAGGTGGTCAATTCATACTTGTCATTACTGATGGGAGCGTTATCTGAATAAGGATACGTCCATCCTGGTGGATATATTACCACATCACCTTGCTGTGGTTTAATCTTGTAACCAATTTGTGGAAACTCCATCTCTCCACCTTCCTCAACATCATTGAGGAAGATCTTGTATGCCAGGAATCTCTTAGCAGAATCTGCATCACCAACATCAATATGGAGACCGAAGTTATCTCCAGTATCGACATTGTATTTATTCAGTTTGATCTGCTCAAGGTTATTCTTGGATGCCCAGAATTTCTCACAGTCCAGTAGCTTCATATATTCATGAGCAGACCACTGGATGATAGGGACGACCTGCTGTTGGATAGAATTCCACTCGTGGTCACCTTCATTGGCAAGAAATGAAACGTTGATGATGTTGTACTGTGGGACACCTTCGTCCCACCTCATCATCTTGTCAGAGGCATCTGCTTTGAGGATAGCATTCTTGCAGACGTTAGGGTCCAGTGCCTTAGGGAAGACCCTGATCCATTCCTTATGATCCATAGGAAAACTCCTGCTCTGCTGCCTTGTCCAGTCGCACCATCACTTCGGGGGTGAAGTATTTCTCGGGATCAGCGAGAATAGACTTAGGATAAACAGAAGATTCACCAACTTTGATGCGATTCCCGACCCGCTGGAAGACTCCGTACTTCTCACCCAATTCCAGTAGTCCGTAATAGCGGTCCAGTCCACGGTCATCATAATAGAGACGTGTTTCAACTTCAGAATTCTCCTTGCTTAGACGAGACTTAGCAGTCTTAGCCTTGATAATGTTTCCAATGACTTCCTTGCCATCCTTCTCTTTCTTCTTTGAGAGATAGATGATTGTAGAAGCAGCATACTTGAGTCCACTGCCTCCACCCATTTCCTTTGTAGGGACATAAGCTCCAACGACATCGTAAGTGTGATTAGTCACGATCATAGGCACGTTTGCTTTACCCAGTTTGAGGGTAAGCACACGGAAGATAGACTTAACTACCTGTGCCCTGGTCATGTCACGGGTCTCTTTACCCGCTTCGGTATCCTCAATCTCCTTAGAAGTTGAGAGCATACCCAGTGAGTCTAACACAAACATCATGGGTTGGCGAGACTCTTCAGGCATCTGTAGATACTTGTCAATGATCTTGATTGCCTGCTGCCTAAACTCCTGTACAGTGGTGACAGGGACAATGACCATACGCTTGGAGTCAATGTTTCTAGATTCAATCATGTCTCTGCTGATAGCAGACTCAGACTCAAAGTAGATCACACCAGCGTCAGGATCCATGTCAAGAAAATGCTTGACAATACCAAGGCAATAGAAAGTCTTGCCAGTTGAAGACTCGCCCGCCAAAGCTGTAATCTTATTGGACGGGATGCCACCATAGATTGATCCAGATACCAGTGCGTTGAAAATATAACTACCAGTATCAATGTAAGCAGCGGTGTCACCCGCAGCAACTCCGTCTGAAACCAGACCAGCGTATTCATTATCGATCTCCTTTACGATATCGGAAAGAAAATTCACGACCACAGTGCCTCCAGGGTATTTTGTTTCTCAGGTTTCCAACCAATAGTGTCTAGGATTACAGTCAAGGGATCAAGGAAACTCTTCTTAAACTGTAGATCATAGTCGATGCTTTTGTCAAGTCCAAACTCGGTTGGAAGAGTCTGGAAGAATGAGATTACATTCTCATTGATCTTGTTTGGTGTCCTCAGCATCACATATTTAATCTTCTCACCCTCTTGGATGATGGGATACTTGTGAGTGAGTTTTCTCTTCTTGATATAGAAGTTATACAGCAGTGCTCCACGCACATGCATAGGACATCCCTTGCCATAGATGGTAGAAGGTGACGAATTCTTTGCCACGTTGTTACATCCACGAGGGAATGCGATGTCTTCCACAGGCATAGATTCAAACTGATCACGGAAGTTAGCGATAAACTTCTGCAACTGATCCTCTGTGCCATTCATGATGACCTTAAGAGCATCTTTAATAGCAGTGCGACAAGGTGCAGGGGTGGAAGACTTGACTGCTTCAATGCCGTTGACCTTGAGTTTAGGGGTCTTGTATCGGACACCCTCAGAGTCAAACACATTAAGGATATATCGTTTCTTAGCAGTCCAGATGCCACGGTTAGCGATATTCTCTCGCTTCATAAACATCTTCTGCTCGTAGGCATTCACATAGGACGCCAACGCTTCATAAGAATCTCCAATATACTTCTCAAATTCCACTTGACACACCTTGTCAAGGAACCCAACAATACGATCATCGCTCGTCTCTCTGCCCTTGAATACCTTGTGTACAAAAGGACCCAGATTGAGATAGATGGAATCAGTATCAGCAGCAATAACGTAGTCAACATCGTCAGTCTTTAGAATTTTGTTAAGGTAAGCATTCATTCTGTTTTCAATCCATCGGATGCTTACCTGTCCCGATAGAGTAATCGCCTCAGCATTTGCCAGATTGTAATACCTGAAGTATTGGTTTCCGATGGCACCATAGGCAGAGTTGAGTTGGATCTTTCTTGCCATTTGGATGTTGTTGAATTTGGACACATCCTTTTGTAGTGCCTTGGACTCTGCAGGTGAGGTGGAATTCTCAAGAGACTGCTTAGCGGCAAGCATTCTCTTCTTGTAAATGGTCCTTTCATCGTAGATCCTTTGCATCATTTCAGGAAGGAAACCGTGGATGTCCTTACGATACTGAGCACCGTTAGCACATACACAACCATCTCCATCGAAAGTTACTTCTTCATTAAGTATCTTATCAACGGTAACTGTTGGGTGTCGCTCATCGAGGAGTGTCTCTGGCGAGATATTGTACTGCATAATGAGATGAGGATACAGACTATTAAGGTCAAAACTGACCACCCAATCATAGCTTCCAGGAATCGGCTCTTTGACATATGCACCTGCATATTTGTCATCCTTCTTAGTAGTTATTCGAGGTGGCACCACAATGTTACGTCCCTTAAGATCATTATAGATCAGGGTGTCCCACATGCGGACCTGAGAATATACATCCTCAAGGTTTACCTTAGCGTCATACGCCATGGTAACTGCCAACTCGATCAACTTCATCTTATCTTCCAGACTGTCAACCAGATTAACGTCATGGATGTTGTATTCCACGAAGCGTTGCCAGTCAGACGTGTAGAAATCCTTGAAGTTTTCAAACTCAGAGTGGTCCAACTTCTTATCACCCAACTCAACCATAGCGATATGGTCTAGGCGATAGGATTCCTGGTTGGTGTAAGTGAATTTCTTATAGAGATCGAGATAATCCAGGATCGCTACACCAGTAATCTCGTAAGCAATGTTTGTACGTCCTTGGATTCTGATCTCTCTGTCAATCACCCGATTCCATGGTGACAGACTCTTCTTCCACTTCTCACCCAGCACCCGCTCGATACGACGACAGATATAGGGGATGTCATACAGGTTGTTATTCCATCCAGTGATGATGTCAGGGGTATTCTGATTCCACCATGTATGAAAGTCCTGTAGCATCTCCTGCTCTGTCCAGAAGACACGGTATTCAATACCCTTAGGAGGGACAAACTCTCTGGTCCCCCAGGTGATTGTCTCCTTGGTATTGAAATTCTTCATCGTAATGCAGAGCATCTCCTCAGCAGATGCTTGCACGTCTGGGAATCCATTCTCACAGGCGACCTCAATATCAATGGTCCAGATTTTCATCTGGGACATGTCATAATCAATCTCGCCTTTCCATTTCTGAGCGATGTGTTGGTAAACAAACCGCTCGTATCCATGGACTTCCAGACCCGATGCGCCCTCATACTGTTTGATAAACTCCCGTGCTTCACGGGCACCATCAAACTGTTTAGGGAAAGCATAACGACCATCTAGTGTCCGATACTTACTTGTCTTCTGCTGTGCCTGAGGCACTAGAAACAAAGTGGGGCGAGACTTCTCCCGATACTGCACGGGAGACCCATGCTCGTAACCTCGGATGAGAATGTCATCGCCCAGTAGACAGACACTTGTATAAAAATCACTCATTAACTGCTTTCTGGTATGCTGCCAGCACTGCGGGTGCAGGGTCCAGTATAGACATAATGTCTGTGGATGTCAAGAAGATAAATCGTTGGTCAGTGTGGAGAGGATACACATTCAACAGTCCCTCTTCCACCACACGATAGGAGTCCTCTAGCAAGAGACTAGGCTCCTCATCCATCTCGGTAAGTTTACCGATCAGGTATGTGTCTGGACTATTCTTTAGAATCAGTAGTTTAATCACGGGCGGTTGCATCCTCCTCATCAAAGTAGACACTCATACCAGCAGGTTTGTGCGACTTAAGTATGGCCTTGTAACTTTCGCTGACGTTTTCGTGAGGATCACCGAGAGATACAACAGACATTACAGATACGATGTTGTTACCAATAGTCAATGGAGACCATGGGTACAGTTTAATCTGCACATCAGACAAGTCCATCTCATCAGGGACAGTCTCTTCCCCTTGGAAATCAAACATCTTGTCAGCAGGTTGCTCAATCACCACTGAGTATGGTTGAGTAAACTGATACGCGAGAGGCAGAGTATGATCTTCAGACGCTCTGACTTCTTTAACGTCAGCGATTACGTCCTCGCCGCTTTGCATTCTTGCGATTTTTACGCTCATAATCTTTTTCCATTAGTTGTTCGTAAGTGCCCTGCACCATGTCTTGAAAAGCACGGCGTGCTGAGATGTTTTTCTCATCAGCAAGGACGTGGACATACTGCATAAA